AAAAATATATCTTTATAATACAAATAAGGTTTTTTTTTTCAAATTTTAAAAATTTAGATTTTATTTTAATACTATTTGTAAACTGACAATATTTTATATAATACATATAACCAATACTATCTTTAATAGATATTTTTTTTGATACTCCAATATAAGTATTATCTAAAATCTCATATCTATATTTTAGTAAAGTGTCTTTTACTTCTTTATAAGATAATGTTTCATGATCAGAACATCTTCTGCAAATAGGATCATCACTACTCCTAAATTCAGCAAAAGTTCTATAGCCTTCATGCCCACAAGAAAATAATATCTTTAGTTTTTTATTATTACCATCATAATAATCTTGCAATAATTTGCAATTCTTGCTTTCTATTATTTCTTTTACTTGTCCAATTGTAAATTTAACCATCTATTTATTCCTCCCACAAATAAATTCCTGATTTATTATAATAGGTAGAAAATATTCAGGAGATATACCTTGTCAATTATATATATTGTTGCAACAATATATATAATCTATCTACCTATCTATAACCACATTTATACTACTTGTACTAAACTTAAAATATAATCAATATCATTTTCTTCAGATTTTTCTCTCAAAAGATTATGATCAAAAAAACTTAATACCCATGACATATAGCTTATGCAAGAAAAACGATCTTTGTAAAGTCCCGACTTTTCGGTTAATTTAATCATTCCATTCACAGGAGTCATATCTAAATTTACACACTCATTAATTAAGAAGGACGTATTTACATATGAATTTAAAAATCTGGCATATGCATCTGAATCCGTAGTAGACATAAAATCCTTATTTTTTGATTTAATCAAAAAACTTTCAGCATCAGCCTCAGAAATAAGGAAATGCCATAAACTTTTCTGTAAGGCAACCCTAAAAGAACTTGCTATCTCGCTATTCAATGCTTGATTAGCGTTTATTGGAAATATAATGGGAACAGGATTCGCCCCTTTAGTTCTATTTCTGAGATCATCCCTTTCCTCTTGCCTTATAAAATCATAATTTTCGTCAACAACACAAAGAGCAGGATAAGTAATTCCTCTGTCCTCACAAACAGTTACTTGGCTTAAAGAATCATAAATACTAACACCAATATTTTTAATATCCATTACAATAAAATCCATTTGGGAATTTATATTTGCCCAATGATTAATTTCATCTTGTGTAGTTAATCCTAAAAAATCAAAAAATATTTTTTTGATTTTTTCAGCTTGTACACCAGTATGCTGCCCCTTATTAGATTCCATATACACAAGATTTCTGTCATAACCTTTCCCAATCTCAGGGATACATCTTGCACATCCTAAAATAGTATTATCATTCATTTTACCTGCTCTTGCGGCTATATCTACACTAACAAATCGCATTTCCCCATCAACTCTTTCAATTTCATTTTTATTTTTTTTATTAGCAAAAGTTTCATCTTTAAAAGGATAAAATGCCCGTTTTATTGTGCGTTTAAACATAGCCGGTTTAAAATAACTTTTGTTACTACTTCCAGCAGGTATATTCAAATATTCCATTTGAATAGAAACAGTATCCATGTCTGACATTTCATTTTTAATCATTTCTTCTGTTTTAATATTATGATAAAGAGTAATTAAATAATCAAATGCAAGAAAATTAGCTGTTTCATCTCCAGCAATCATTCTCCTAATACAAGTTTTTACATAAGAGAACCAATATTCTGATTTATACCAAGCAGATGTTATATAAGAAATTGTACCTTCTTCTTTCAATAAAGGTTCATTTCTATATTCAGGCTTATTTCTGTAGGGAGGATTCCTAACCTCCAAGAAAGGCTTTATAACACCTTCCAAAATTTCTTTAGGAATTAACCGTGCCTCCTCCGCGATCAAATAATTTGCGCGTCCACCACGAGCCGATTCAGAACTAGAAACTACTTTTATATAACTTCCGCATTGAAATTGAACTTCTGCACCATCATCACTATATATAATATTTTTAATTTCTCTTTTTATATTAGGATGATCAGTCATTAACTCACCTATTTTTTCAACTACCTTGCCACCTTGTTTTAAGGTTTTACTACACGCAATTATTTTAATTCCCGGATACAAAACAGCTAAAGTCATTGACCATACAGCAATTATCCATGTCTTACTAGCAGCACGAGAAGCAACAATATAAGCCAAATTGCTTCTTTGTAAAACCCAAATCATCAATACTTGAAAAGGATGCAAATATATTCCAAAATAATCCATAATAAATCTGTGAGGATTTCTTCTAAAAAAAGTTATCCACCTTTTCATCCTTTCTTTACGCTCACCTTCTAACGTTTTCTGTTTTACCATCGACTTAGGTTTTATAAACGGATTTTGAGAAAAATTATCCTTAATTTCTGAATTACGATATGGTCTAGGTGATGTTCCCATTAATCCTCCGATTATTAACTTTCGTTCAATTCTCCTTGTTCGCTTATTTCAAATTCATCATCTGAATCATCTTCAATATCAGTAACATTAAAATCTCTCGTCAATCCACAAAAATTTGAAAGAGGACGAGTAACATATTTTTTAAAATAAAAATCAATATTGTCAAAATCTTTGAACAATTGACGATCTTCTGCTTTATAATACTCTGCTGGTTCATTCGCCTCAATTGTTTTTACAAAAGCTGAAAAGGTATCTTGGCTTTTTCCACTACCAGCAAGACTAGCTTTTGCTGGATCAACACTAGCGGTTTTCATTAAATCTTGTTTTTGCTTTACAAGATTTCCTGTGGATTCTCCTTTAAGCCTAGTCTTTCTAATTACTAATTCTAAATGGCATAATTCTCTTAATAATGATTGTTCTGCCCAAGTATCGCATTTATGAGTTTTTGTCCATCCGTCAAATTCTCTCTCCAAAAAAACATAATCTTCATAAGCTAAATTCTCGCCCCAATTTTGAATCATTTCTTCTTTATCTTCATCATTATCGTCCATACCATCTTCAGGGTTTTGAACATTTATATTCACATTCTCAGAAAAAGTAAATTCAGTAATACCATTCTCTTTACCAAATGTCATCAATTTAGATATATATAATCCAAATAAAGAAGGGGTTAAACCTCTACTGGCAGTTTTGTTCCCATGAGAAATTACCATATCAACAACACTATCACTATAAAAAACATTCAATATTTTACAAAGTCTATATAATGTTTTATTGATAGAATTTTCAACAGCATAAACTTTATCATAAATATCATTTATACAATCTTTACAAATAGAAAATTTTCCATTGCTATCAAGATAAGTATCTGTTGCATTAAAGAAATCTTTGACAGGTTTTTCACTCTGACATTTTCTGCAATAGCAAGAACTAACTTTCTCACCTGTTTTCGTAGTAACAATATTTATTTCTTTTTTCCTACTTCTAGGCATATTATTTTCCTCTAACTATGTATCAGATTAGCTAATTTAGCAACCTCCGACCTTTCAATTATATCTAGCTCCATAGCTCCAAATAAGGAGTTTCCTTTCAATGATTCATTAAGGCACATCATTCCGTTTTCTTTTTCAAAACTTTTTTTATCAATTTGGGAAAGATCAAAGTCAAAAATAAGTCTAGAATTTTCACCCACTCTTGTTACCACCATTTTCACCAAATTAATATCCATATTCTGAGCTTCATTTACAAGGATGTAACTATTATTCAAACTTCTGCTGCGAAGTGTGCCTAAATATGCAATTTGTATAGTGCCTTTTGATAATAAAGAATCAAAATAAAAATCAGAAATAATATCACCCATATAAGCGCAAGATTCCTTTTGCTTATCAATTGCATCTCCAGGTAAAATTCCTAGGTCAGGAACCCCAGCCACAGTTATATTATTTCTTATTATAACTATTTTTTCATAATTTCCACGTTGTAATTCTTGCAAAGCATGAGCAGTAGTGCAAAAAGTTTTGCCGCTGCCCGCTATGCCACTTATAGAAAGTAGTGGAATTTTCGTATCCAACAAATCGCACAAAAGGGATTGCCGTTCATTCCTAGGTTTAATCTTTCCTAGCAATTGAGAATCAAAAGTATGATATTTAACTTTTACAATTTCTTTCCCATCATTTTTATATTTATCAAGTATTTTTCCATCTGAATTTTGCAAAATAAGATATTGATTTACCAATAAATCAAATCTTAATTTTTTATCATAAAAATCCGCAAGTTCTTGATCTGTAACTGTGACTACTTTTAGACCGTTGTACAAAAATACCTCCCTATAAATCTAAGGAAATTAAATCAAAAAGGCTATAATTAATTATAGCCTTTCCGAGATTATTGTCTGTCTTTTGTGAGCATAATCCATTTTAGAGGCTTAGACAGAACTGTTATTATAATAAAAGTCAGATTTTATTTGGTAAATGTGTCAATAAAAGCAATTTAGAGTGAAATTACGAAAACTAAATATTAGTAAACCACATTTCTTCTAAACCATTTTCTTTATCCCACAAGAAACTATAACATTAATAATGCTATTTTTTCAATCTCGAAATTAAACATAAATTCCCTTTTTTTACCATATTGTTCAAAAATAACCTTATCTCTATATATGGCGCATTCATAATCATCCTTAAATTTACCAGGCAAATTTATTTTTTTATAGTTTTCATCCTGGTAATGGGCTGTCCAATGTCCACTTATGTCTAGATATACTCCCATGTATTTATAACCATATTTATGTTTTTCTGGATGCCCATATTCTTTCATATAATTTTTTATATCACTTATAGAATTATTTGTCCTAGCATTATCCCCATGAACATTATAAGCATATATGTCATAAGCCATAGCAGCATCTTCTTCCTTTTCATAATGCCCAAGGTTTATAGGTTTTCCTAAATATGTAGTAGTAGCCACATACATTTTTCCTTTTT